TAAATGGGAGAGACCCGATAATATATTAAATAACTGGAGAGTTACAAAAACATGTTTACGTTTAGGTAGTAGGATAGTTGGTAAATGTATGATGGGCTCAACTTCAAACGCTTTAGATAAAGGTGGGGAAAACTTTAAAAAATTATACAATGCCTCGGACGTCACAAAAAGAAATAGAAATGGTCAGACGAAGTCTGGTTTATACTCTTTGTTTATCCCAATGGAATGGAACTATGAAGGATTTATTGACGAGTACGGAATTCCAGTCTTTACTACTCCTGATATCGATAGACTCGCACCAGACGGTGAACTAATAGACGTAGGTGTAATAGATAACTGGCAAAATGAAGTTGATGGTTTAAAAGACGATCAAGATGGTTTGAATGAATTCTACCGTCAGTTCCCCAGGACAACTGAACACGCTTTTAGAGACGAGACAAAAGGAAGTATATTTAACCTAGTGAAGATATACGAGCAAATAGATTACAACGACGAGATGTCCAGAACTCTTGGGATTACAACTGGTAATTTTCAATGGGTGAATGGAATCAAAGATTCTCAAGTTATATTTTACCCAGACCAAAAAGGAAGATTTAAAGTTAGTTGGGTTCCTCCTCAACAACTGCAAAATAGAGTGGTATTAAAAAATGGTGTAAAATATCCTGGTAATGAACACATGGGAGCGTTTGGTTGTGATAGTTACGATATATCGGGTACGGTAGACGGAGTTGGATCAAAGGGAGCTTTACACGGTTTAACCAGGTTTAGTATGGACGACGCTCCTGCGAATAGTTTCTTTTTAGAATACTTGTCAAGACCACCAACAGCCGAGATGTTCTTTGAAGACGTTTTAATGGCGTTAGTGTTTTATGGAATGCCAATACTCGCAGAGAATAACAAGCCTAGATTGTTATACTATTTAAGAAGAAGAGGGTATAGAGGATTTTCTATGAATAGACCGGATAAGGTGTGGAACAAATTATCTGTAGCTGAAAAAGAGGTTGGAGGTATACCCAATTCCTCAGAAGATATTAAACAAGCACACGCAGCGGCAATTGAAATGTATATACAAGATCACGTTGGTATAAAGCAAGATGGAACTTTTGGAGATTTATATTTTAACGAGTTGCTGAACGATTGGGGTAGGTTTGATATAAATAAAAGAACAAAACACGATGCGTCAATAAGTTCTGGTTTAGCTATAATGGCTAATAACAGACATTTGTATGCTCCAAACGTAAAGGTTGAAAAACCAAAACTAAACATAAATATTGCCAAGTATAATAATAACGGTAATTTATCACAAATTAAAAAATAAATATGGCACAATCTGTTAATAATCATTTTCCTAGTCAAGTCGTAAGTGATATTGAAAAAATGAGTTATGAATATGGCCTTAAAGTTGCTAAAGCTATAGAGAGTGAGTGGTTCGAGAAAGATAGCACAAGAAATAGATACGTAGCTAATAAGAACGATTTTCATAAACTAAGGTTATACGCTCGTGGAGAGCAGTCTATTCAAAAATATAAGGATGAGTTATCAATTAATGGTGATTTGTCCTATTTAAATTTAGACTGGAAACCAGTTCCAATTATACCTAAGTTTGTAGATATAGTTGTTAATGGTATGGCTGAAAGAGCTTATGATATAAAAGCGTATTCTCAAGACCCATTTGGAGTTAGTAAAAGAACAAAACACATGGAAACGATAATGAGAGACATGCGTTTAAAAGATTTCCACGCTATGGTGAAAGAATCCTTTGGGTTTGATTTTTCCAAAACAGAAGACGAGGATTTACCTGATAGTAAAGAAGAATTAGAATTACATATGCAACTCAGTTACAAGCAAGCCGTAGAGATTGCAGAAGAACAAGCTCTAAATGTTTTGTTTACAGGTAATAATTACGAACTAATAAGAAGAAGATTTTACTATGATTTAACTGTTCTTGGGATTGGAGCTGTTAAAACCTCGTTTAACACATCAGAAGGAGTTGTAATAGATTATGTTGATCCAGCTAATTTAGTTTACTCACACACAGATTCTCCTTATTTTGAAGATGTATATTATGTTGGTGAGGTAAAAGAAATTCCAATAAACGAGTTGGCAAAACAATTCCCACACTTAAAACACGAAGATTTAGAAGAGTTAGTTAAAACAACTAACAATAGTGACGCTAGGTTTAGTAATAGAAAAAAACAAGATACTAATAAAATAAAAGTACTGTACTTCAACTACAAAACCTACATGAACGAGGTTTATAAATTAAAAGAAGGTAGCACTGGTGGTGAGAAAGTGTTGGAGAAAGATGACCAGTTCAATCCACCAGAAGGAATGGAGGGGGAATTTAGTAAATTAATGAGATCTATAGAAACACTTTACGAAGGAGCTTATATATTAGGATCTAAAAAATTACTTAAATGGGAGATGGCAAAAAATATGATGCGTCCAAAAAGTAATTTTACAAAAGTTAAAATGAATTATGCTATTTGTGCTCCAAGAATGTATGAGGGTAGAATAGAGAGTCTAGTTAAACGTGTGACCGGTTTTGCAGATATGATTCAATTGACCCACTTAAAAATACAACAAATACTATCACGTATGATACCTGATGGTGTTTACTTAGACGCTGATGGTTTAGCTGAGATCGATTTAGGTAATGGAACAAACTATAACCCACAAGAAGCTTTAAATATGTTCTTCCAAACAGGATCTGTTATTGGTAGATCGTTCACTCAAGATGGCGATATGAATCCAAGTAAAATACCTATCCAACAATTAACCAGTAGTGGCGGTGGAAATAAACTCCAAGCATTGATAGGTAATTACAACTACTACATGCAGATGATAAGGGATGTGACCGGTCTTAATGAAGCTAGATCTGATGCTCCAGATCCTGATTCATTAGTTGGATTACAAAAGTTAGCCGCAGCGAACTCTAACACAGCTACTAGACACATATTACAATCAGGCTTATATTTAACGTCGGAGGTGGCAGAGTGCTTATCACTAAGAATATCTGATATTATAGAATACTCTCCAACTAAAGACGCTTTTATCCAATCTATAGGAAACCACAACGTCGCTACGTTAAAGGAAATGGGGGAGTTACACTTATATGATTTTGGTATATTCTTAAGCTTACAACCTGATGATGAGGAAAGATCTAGATTAGAGAATAATATCCAAATGGCACTTCAACAGAAGATAATAGATTTAGAAGATGCCATTGACCTTAGGGAGATTAAAAATATAAAACTTGCAAATCAACTATTAAAAATACGTAGAAAGAAAAAGCAAGAAAGAGATCAAAAGATCCAACAAGAAAACATGCAGGCACAGGCTCAGGCTAATTCTCAAGCGCAGGCAGCGGCTGCTAAAATGGAAATTCAAAAGGCTCAAGCTAAAGTTCAAACGGATGTTCAGTTAGAAACAGCCAAAGCTGAGATTGAAAAAGGAAAAAGCGAGCACGATTTCTTGTTAAAGAAAGAACTTATGAATCACGAGTTTGGATTACAAATGCAGTTAAAACAACTTGAAGTTGATGGGGCTAAATCTAAAGAGGTGTTAAATCAAGATCGTAAAGACAAAAGAACAAAAACTCAAGCGACGCATCAAAGTGAGCTTATAGACCAAAGAACTAACAACAAACCACCTAAAAACTTCGAGCAAGCAGGTAATGATATACTAAGCGGAGGATTTAGTTTGTAAATTTATTAATTATTATTATATTATATTATGGAAGAAAACAAAGTAGAAGAGATAGTTGAAGAAACTACTCAACCAAAAGTTGATGTAACTCCCGAGGTTAAAGAAGAACCTAAGGAAAACGTCACAAAAGTTGATTTAAGTAAAAACTGGAAATCAACAACACAAGAGCAAACCGTACACAAAGTAGACTTAAACAAACCACCAGCTCAAGAAGAGAGCGAGGAGGTTAAAGAAGAAAAAGTTGAAACTAAAGTTGAGGAAGTTGAAAGCGCAACCCCAACTCAAGAGCAAGAAAAACCTCAACAAGAAACCCCTGCAGTAGAAGAGATCACGGGGAAAGTAGAGGAGAAGGTAGATAAGATTGCTGATGAAGCGGAAGAAGCGATAGCGCATTCTCAAGCAACAGGAACGCCCTTACCAGAAAAAGTTCAGAAGTTAATAGACTTTATGAATGAAACAGGTGGGGATTTAGTTGACTACGTTAAGTTAAGTCAAGACTACAGTAATTTAGATGACACTTCTTTGTTAAGAGAATACTACAAAACAACAAAGACACATTTAGATGACGAAGAAATAAGCTTCCTTATGGAAGACAATTTCTCTTTCGATGAAGATGTAGATGATGAGAGAGAAGTAAGGAGAAAAAAATTAGCGTTAAAAGAGCAAGTTGCCAACGCTAAAAGCCACTTGGACGGGCTAAAGTCCAGGTACTATAACGAGATCAAAGCTGGAAGTAGGTTAACGCCTGAACAACAGAAGGCTCAAGATTTCTTTAATAGATACAAAAAGACTACGGAAGAGACAAAGAAAAGAAGTGAATCATTAAACGCTAATTTTAACACTAAAACTGATAATTTTTTTGGAGACGAATTCAAAGGTTTTGAATTCAAAGTCGGAGATAAAAGATTTAGATATAATGTTAATAATGCAAATGAGATTAAAGCAACCCAAAGTAACGTCAACAATTTCATAGGAAAGTTTCTTAATGAAAAGACTGGCGCATTAGAAGACGCGGCGGGTTATCATAAATCGTTATTCACAGCTATGAACCCTGACGCAATCGCAAAACACTTTTATGACCAAGGTAAAGCTGACGCTATGAAAAATAGTGTGGCTAAATCTAAGAACATCAGTATGGATCCTAGACAGTCACATGGAGAGGCTCAAAATACAGGTGGTCCAAAATTTAAAGTGTTGGGTGATGATTCTGCTAGTTTTAAATGGAAAATTAAAAACAAAAATTAACAATTTAAAAAAATTACAAAATGGCAATTACACCAGGAGGTAGTTTGAACGTAACGCCGTCAGCAATACGCACGACGTTAGAGAGCAACTACATCGATTTTACAAGCGGGACTAATGACTGGTCCCAACAGTACTTACCAGATTTAATGGAGAAAGAAGCTGAAGTCTTTGGAAAAAGAACGGTAGCTGGATTCTTAAATCAAGTAGGTGCAGAAGAGGCAATGTCCTCAGACCAAGTAGTTTGGTCAGAACAAGGTAGATTACACTTAACTTATACGGCAACTGCAAATTCAGCGGCTGGTCAAGTGGTAACAATTACAGATCATATTGATACTAACGCAGCTTACGCTAACCATCACCACGGTATTAGAGTTGGTGATACTGTATTATTAGCTCACGCTGGTGGTACTATTAGATGTTATGTATCAGATGCTGATTCAGGTACTGATAGTGCTATTACTTGTTTACCATACGATTCAGCTAGTTTATTACTATCTGGTATGGCATCAGGTGCGGCGGTAGAATGTAGGGTTATGGTTTATGGTTCTGAGTTTGGAAAAGGAACTGTAGGTCAAACTGAAGCTAATCAACCTTCATTCAAATCTTATAGCAACAAACCAATTATTATCAAAGACATGTACATGGTTAATGGATCAGACGCATCTGCGATTGGTTGGGTTGAAGTTACAGGTGAAGAAGGACAAAACGGATACTTATGGTATTTAAAAGCTGAAGGTGATACTAGAGCTCGTTATACTGATCACTTAGAGATGACTTTAGTTGAAGCTGAAAAAGCTGACAACGCGGGCGGTTCTATTGTTGATCAAACTATAGGTACAGCTGATGATTCAGTTGGTACTGAAGGTTTATTCTCAGCTATAAGCACTAGAGGTAACAAATCATCTGGTATTACAGGTGTTAACGCTGCTACTGATTTAGCAGAGTTTGACGCTATCTTAGCGGAATTTGACAAGCAAGGTGCAATTGAGGAAAATATGATGTTTGTAAATAGAGGAACTTCTCTAGCTATGGATGACATGTTAGCTTCAATGAATTCTTACGGAGCTGGTGGTACTTCTTACGGAGTATTCAACAACTCTGAAGACATGGCTTTGAACTTAGGTTTCTCTGGATTCAGAAGAGGTTCTTATGACTTCTATAAATCTGACTGGAAATATCTAAATGACAAAGGTACTAGGGGAGCTATTAACGCTATCGACGCTGTTAACGCGGTTAGAGGTGTTGTGATTCCAGCGGGTGTATCTTCAGTTTACGATGAAGTTTTAGGTAGAAACTTAAAACGTCCGTTCTTACACGTTAGATATAGAGCTTCACAAATGGAAAGCAGACAATTCAAAACTTGGATTACTGGTTCTGTTGGTGCTGAAACTAACGACTTGGATGCAATGAAAGTACACTACTTATCTGAAAGATGTTTAGTAGTACAAGGTGCAAATAACTTTATGTTATTGAACTAATCAATTTTAAAAGAACCGGGGCTTCGGCCTCGGTCCTTTTTATTTATTAACTTATATTATATTATATTATGGCAAATGAAAGAATTAAATTCACGGATCGTTCTGAGAACATAAAAGAACTCCACGAGCAATCCCAAGAATTAAAACAAAAAGAAGAAAAAAAGGGGACAAAACTAGAAAACAATTGGATTATAAAAGATAGAGTTTATCTTTTAAAAAACAAAATGTCTCCATTAACTCACATTATAAAAGCAGCAGATATTTATTATTTTGATGAGGAAAAAGGTTATCAAAGAGAATTAAAATACACTAGAAACCAACAAACGTGTTTTGTTGATGAGATGCACGGTGAGCAGAGATTAGATCACATCATCTTTAGAGACGGTATATTAAATGTTCCAAAGGAAAAGACAGTGTTACAAAAACTACTATCTTTATACCATCCCTTGAAA